TCATGGTCATGCCATGTAGATACTTTACCAAAGGATACACGTGCCGCATTAACTACAGACAGGTCACTACCCATGTGATCTATATATGTTACTTTAATCATCTGTAATCTCCTTTAGTATTTCTATTGCCTGTTCTTCTGTCAGTTTAAACCACTCACCATTGTCATGCTTGTTCCAAGGGTGTGCAGTTTTAAGTGCTGCCATTATGTGTGCTTTCTTTTCTGCTACGTTACGATCATCAAAGTGTACTGAGTACACCAGCTTATAATCTCGCATAGGTGAACTTGTCTGGTATCCACTGAGCCTGTCCTCTGCGTCAAGTGCCTTACCTATCTTGACCCACTCAGGCCATGCGCTATTTACAATAGCATATACATATCCTTCTTTTATTATGTCATAGTTTTTTAAAGAACCAAACGCTAGATCACCAAAAGACTTATACGTTCCAGACTTATGAAGTGGATGTGACTTTGGTATGTACTTACCATTGACATACATCCTTTGTGGATTTCTTTTTTGCTGAGTGGTTCTGTTGTTTTCACGATGACACGTAATACATCTGTACACATACATTTCCTTGTGATATTTACGCCAGTTTTCACCTACTGTTAATTCAGTGTCACAACTTATACAACTATGTGTTGTCATGCTACGTACCTCGCTATCTTGTACTCAAGATCTGTAAGAACAATACCATGCCAACCCGACAGTTTGTTTTTAACAATGTTAATGTGTCGTTGTGTATCTTCTGACTCATGGTCAGTAGTTTCTACTGGTGGGTTCTTAGAAATCATAATCATCAAGTCAGCCTCTGCCGCCTTACCTGTACGACTACCTTCCATCATGGCTTGGTTCAATACAATCTTACCTTCTGCATCTGCAGATAGCTGTGACATGTAGAACATAGCACAGTTCTGTTGCTTAGCTATCTGTCTAGCTTGTATTGCATTAGCCTTCAGTGCCTCATCAGGTCTTGCAAACCCTGCAGTACGTGCAAACTTGTCACCCATGTCTAGTATAACTATATCAGGTTTGTATGACTTACATACGGACTCAACCCAGTTCATGTCACGACCTGTGGCATCCTTGAACATAATCTTATCACGTATCTTATTGAACGTAGCCATAGCACTTGCCTTGTTTCTAACAATCTCATGCTTGTCCATACCTGTGGCGGCTGTAATGTATCGGTGTGCTACACGATGATAGCCCTCTTCATTGCACAGTACAATTACTTTAGCACCCTGCCAAGCAAATCCTTTTGGTCCAGCTACAAGGCTGGCGTGAAACGATGTCTTACCTGTGTTAGGTCTAGCACCTACCTCAATCAAGTGACCAGCATTAACGCCCTCAATCTTGCGTGTCAACGTAGGTATGTTGAATGTCCACTGTGACTCAAGGTCAGTCATGGCAAGAATAGTATCAAGGTCTATGTCTTCCCACTCAACCTTTAGGTTAGGTGTAAAGTCATCTGAGTATTGCTCAAGCATCTGACGTAACGGATCAAGACTTGTTTTGCTACCATTGACATAATCAAATCCAAGGTTAGCAATGTCCTCACCTATCACCTGTTGAAATAGTTTCGACAATACATCTTGTGCTATGTCGCTGCCCATTACATCTTGCTTGTTTACCTGCCCAAACAGTGCGCTGTATGCTTGGCGTTGGGCGGTAGTGAGTGTGGCGTTCTCTGCCATGAACAGTGCCTCAATCTCTGCAGGTGTAACGGTACGTTCATACCGTGTCATAGCTGAGTCAATGGCCTGTTTTATCTTACGTACATCCTTACTGAACAAACGGTCAGGACATCTAGCCCCTTTGTGATCGTTATAAAAGTCCTTGTCCATAAGGCTACGGATAAGTGATAGTTCCATTTGTTAATCTCCTAGTGTTAAAAGGTTATGTATGTCGGTAGGCTCTTGGTATTTTAGATCGTCAGTTAGTCGTAGCACTTTAACGTTGTCAACGTAGCCACGTAGTTCTTTGGCAAATTGCAGGGTCTTGGGTAGTGCGTCAGGATCTAGTGCAATTACTGCCGTTGAGAACTGCGATAAGTATTCCTTATGTGCATTTGATAGTGACGTACCCAACACTGCGACCCCGACACATCCATCACTATCACCTACAACTGCAGCACTTATGCAGTCCTCAACAACTACAGCAGTTTTACCACAGCCTGACACGTATGGCAAGTAACTTTTTCCATAACGTTTCCACTTAGGTATTCTTTTACCCAAGGATCTGCCAGTGGCGTCCACTGTAACTCCACCATGTACAACAGGGAACACCACACGATGTTCCTTCACATCATACAATAGCCCTAAGTGTTGTGCATCTAGCCGCCACTCCTCACAGAATGACTCAATCTTTTGATAGTCTCTTACAAACCAATCAGGTTTTGAGAAAGTTGAAACATGTGTCTCTTCTGCAACAGGTCCAATAGACTTACGTATATCGTCTGCAGTCAGTGATGTACGTGTACCACCTGACATTGAACAACTAGCTTTGTAACAATTCCATACGATAGAACCCATATTATTTGTGATAGTAAAAGTGTTCTTAGTATTACATGAAGGACAAGTCATACGTTTTGTCTCACCATTTACTAGTGATAGATCACTTATAATATTATTTATATTCATATGTTATATCACTTTCTATGTTACTCGTTACCACTCGATTGTACACGAACGTTTCTCTGTGTCAAGGCATTATTTGCAGCATAGTACGTATGTTTCATGTATGGTTTCACAGAAGACACATGATTGTGTCCTGTCACTGACATAAGTTGACCTATTGGTACACCCTTATCAATCATCTGTGTTACCCCTGTCCTACGTAAGTCCATAAGTCGTAGTTCCTCTGGCAGTTTAGCCAGCCTCATTACCCTACGTCCTACCTTTGACAGACGTTCCATTGCATACGGTTGGTACTCACCCATCACTGGCCTTGGATGAGGTGCTACGTAAGGTTGGAATCCAAACTGTTCCTTCTGATCAGACAACATGTCAGTTAGTTCTTCTGATATAGGAAGCTCTATGGTAGCCCTACGTTTGCTTTGTTCTAATTTGAGTACCCTACCAGCCAAATCAAGGTTACCCCACTGTAACGTCCTCATATCGCCCAGACGCTGACACCACTCGTATGCCATCTGTACTATCAAGCCAATACTTCTGTACTCATAGTCGCTGTACGAATAATCAAGAAACCTGACAACATCTTCATGTCTCCACACTATCTTACGTTGCGGTGTGCTATACCTTTCGATCTTAGACCAAGGGTTCTGATATGTATGCTCCATCTTAATCGCATAGTTGTACACCCTGCTGGCACAGGTAGCTGCATGGTTAGCAAAGCTGATGCCACGCTTGACCCACTCCTCATACGTAGCCTTTGCCATCTTTGATGTCACCAACTCGTACTTACGTGTGCCTAAACTTTGGTGGAGAACCGTAAGGAAATATCTGTAATCCACTTTAGTATTAGGACGTAACATATTGAAATCATTAGATTGATAGTACAAGTTAATGAGATCAGTAACCCTGCTGCTTGACTTTATTTGTACAACCTTTGCCAACTCATCACGATACGCATCAATGGCATCGTTATGTACCTTGACAATTTGTCGCACCTGTTTGAGATCAGAACCACATTCTTCTCGTACAACTACTTCCTCATCTACAAGAAACTGTGGTGGGTTGAAGCGGTAGGAGATGTCACCCTTAGATGACACCCTTTCCTGCACATATCTAGGTAACTTTGGCATTTGACACCTCACGATTACACCATTGTTTTAGACGATTTACTGCATCTAATCTTCGATGAACACTTCTGTCTGAAGGATGTTCAATGTGAAGGTCTGCTAGATGCTCGACCATATGATCGATAGCTACTTGAAGTACATTCATCTCTTCCGATGAAAGGTCTAAAGAATAAGCATTTAAATCTGTCATCTATGCAGCTTCCAACATACGAAACCTGTCATCACTGACCCACTTAGATACCTCTTGCTCACGTGACCACATGGACGTAGCCTGTGTATCGTTGCCAGTGTTCTTGAGGTTAAACCCATTACGTTCATCTGCATACGTGGCATAGTTAGTCATGGCACTATACAATGCGAACTTGTTATGTCCACGAGTCGATGCCTCTTGCATATACAAGCTGTACATCTTCTCAGACTTGCGCTTAGACCCTAACATATCATCAAGCAAAGAACTTACATCTACGTATTTGAGATCTGTGTATGCCCACACCTGCATCTGTTCTGCATGAGTATAGAAATCAGTCCTTGCACGATTTAACTCATAGATAAAGTTAGCCATTGTAAAGTTAGATGTATTCTTCTTACGTACTTTGTCGTGATCACCACTGATCATACCATTCGTGCAGAAGTCATCAATAGCACCAAAGAATACTTGGTTGCTGCATGATCCATCAAGTCCATGAAGACTGATGATCCTGTTCTTAACTGAGGTTTCAAACTTATCTGTGTGAATAGTCTTTGTGACGTTAGGTAACGTGATGTCGAGCATAGCCCATGCACCATTACGTGCAGTCCTAAAGCTATACTTTGCATCTTCTAGGTCATTTGCATTTAGTGTTTCACTTGCAGTGTCAACGACACCACGAAAGAAATCTCCATGTGATGCACACTGAAATGAATTACCTACAATACCAATTGGTTCTGCTGTATCTTGATTGATAACATACTTCTTTTCCTTAAACCTAGTAGGTTCAAAGGCTACATCGAAGTCTAAAAATTCTGGAATATCAAACGGCATATTGTTCTCCTTATGTTTGTGTGTACGGCAACTGTGCCATAGTTGTAGTGGGATGTCCACCTATACTAGTAACGGTAAGCTACTTATAAAATTTATGTGACCCATAAGCCACAGTCTTCAGTAATTTCTTAGACCAGTACGGCCTAACGTATCGTGCATGGTAGTGCGTAGCACCATAAGTTATATCAAGTATCCTACCTGACAGTACATTGTCAGCTACTATCAATGACTTAGCCCATGCAAGTTCTTCATAGGGTTTGTCGGACTTACCGTCACAGTACCAGCTAAACTGACACCTGTGGCGTCCTTTGCGGTAGCCCTGCTTCACGACTTTGCATACATCGTTGGGCCACCTGTTACTTTGTACCCTATTTATTGTGACATGTGCCACTGCATACTGCCCCACCACTGGCTCACTACGAGCCTCATGGTATACATTAAGGGCAAGGCACATCAATGCTGCACTAAGCATACTGCTTCTCTCTTACAAACCAATCAGGAACAGGACGTTTAGTCCACACCATCTTGAACTTGTGTTGTTTAGTCATATAAAATTTACGGTAGCTTTCAATGGGCCACTTCTCTCCTGTCTTTAGGTCGGTGTGTTCACTGAAACACTCAGGATGGAATGTCGTGCGTCCCTCTGGTACATACTTAGCTGCCTCTTTGAGTGTAGCATAGTGTCGCATAGAGGCATGGACCTTGCCGTACCTGTGTGTGTATTCATCTGACATATGTTTGAACATAAGCAGTGAGTACATGTAGTTGTCTCGTGTCCTTCCAGCCCACAAAGTACATGGGTGCTTCTGGTGTACTGCACGATACAGTCCTGCCTCTTCTGCAAACTCAGGTGCATGTAGTCTGACTGTCGTACATAACATCTGTGCCTCTTCAAGTGGCATCTTGACTACATGTTTGTCACACATGTCACGAGCGCACCACTCAGGAGTGTAGTTGATTATGAATCTGTTCATTTGTTGTCATCCTTTGGTTAATTCATTTTGTATTGTTAAACCTTTTCTGAGCATAGCTTCAGCCTCTCTTGTATCACCTCGTTTCAATGTGTCAAGTGACCACGCTACCCAGCTTGCAGCTTGAGGTGATAGTAGTTCAGACGTAAGCTCAGGCTCAGACTGTACTTCTACAGCACCTACCTTGCGATTATTAAGAAACGCCATAAGGCAAGTCTTATCTACTGGTACTTCAACTGTATGCCAGCAACCTCTACCTAACTGTTTATTTGCATCAGCCTGAGTACCAGCCCATTGCCCTTTGTCATTAGTGTATAGCTTCATTTGTTGTCATCCTTTGGTTTAGGTATTGGATTGTGTGACCAATCATCACACGGGTCATCTTCTTTGCCATCATCATCATTGTAATGTGAGTGGTGCTTCATGTATGTATCCCCACTTTGTATACTCTTCATGCTCATACTCAGCACAATCTACAAAGTCTACTATTGCATCGGGATGGTCATGCAAAGCCAGATGAATGGCAAACTCTGTAGCTGTCTTCCAATCACGCACCGCAGGGTACGTATCGTCTAACGTGACGATAGAGTTAGTGCCATCTATTTCTAATGTTACTTCGTATGCCATTACAGCCATGAGATTAATCCTCGCAATTACATTCCATTTCATCTGAAATTTCTTGATACAACTGAGGAAAGGCTGCACGTAACTGCCACTCAGCACCATCAATAAGCTTCATGCTATACACACTAAGGTCATAAGACTCATGTAGTTCAAAGTCACATGTCCTAATAGTTTTTATAACTTTCTTTAAGTGGGCAACTTGCATTGGCAGTAGATTGTTTGCCGCTTCATTGCGTGCTGCGTCACGTTCATCACGTGCAATCTCCCACGGCTGTCTGGTATCTTTAGTCATGTGTTGGTACTCCTTTTGATTTAGCATATGCAATACATATACTTTTGTTGTGTGATATGATGACAACTTTACCATTGCCATCATACACTGTGTACTTGCTTTTATTCTGCATCAGTACCATAACTTTGTATTTTTTCCCTTAGTTCTACGCTACTGTGCAGTAACTTAGTTACGTCTACAAGATAAGTTGTATCACTAGATGATAATTTGTCAACCCCTTCATCGTCAGAGACATAAAAGTAATCACCGTATTCAAGGTTAAGTTTACATTCCGAAATGATAAAGTCTACCTGTGCTTTATTTACTCTGAGTATATACTCCATGTATTTAAGCTCCTAACTTTTTCTCAAGTTCTTTAACTTGTGTCATTAATACTTTGTATTGCTTAATTAATTTACCACGTGTTCCGCTTCTCTTAGCTGGTATAAGCCCCTTGTTTATTAGGACTGCTCTACGATAAGATACACGATGCACATACTCATTCAAGTCAGAAGCAATTTGCTCCATAGTTTTATTGGCATCGTTCTCGACAATGTAATCGTCCAACACTGCATAGTTATAGGTAAACTTATCTGCCATCTTCATGTGGAAGGTATGGTTGACATACAACTCAGGGTGAGTTGACTTAACTACAGGGCGATTAGTGATTTTGATTTTGATAGTCATAGCGTGGGTTCTCCTTTGTGCTATATTAAACGTTAAGTTCTAGGGTCGTGTCTTCAAGTTCGTGCCAGCCAGTAGGCATACACACAAATGCTATGTTGTCTAGTAGATTAACAACAATGTCACCAACTGACAGGCTAGGGTGCTTCATCAGATGGGTAGTTTTAATAGGGTTGTCTTGCTCTATGCCATTGCCCTCAGCAAATATAGCCTCAAGTCTGGTACTCTCAAGACTTTTCTCACTACCTGCATACTGCATAAACATAGTAGGTTGATACAAACTGTACACCATTCCTGTATGTACAATTTTTTCTGGTGTAGCATTGTCTTTACCCATCATTATACTCAGGCTAAAGTATGCATCTGCCATAGGTTTATTACGTCCTGTGTTTATTATCTCTATCAGTTCATCATCAAGAGGACGTTGATATATTAAATATGAATGTAACATTAGGCTACCTTTCTACGTAGACTGTGTTTCGTTTTACGTGCAAGCTTTCGCTCACGTTTCCAATCATCTTTCTTAGGTCCAACGTTGGACTTAGGTTTCTTCGTAATCTTAACGAAGTTAGTCATCTCGTAGCGCATTGTACTTCTCCTGCTTACGGTTACGTTTGGCTTTGTTACCCTTCTTAGGGGGTACTACCTGTGGCGATTTGCGTAGTTGTAGCATAGCCTTTGCCACAGGATTTACAATACCTATTGTTGGTTTGATTTTCATTTCTGCACCTTAATATATTCACGAGTTATCTTATGCTTAAAGAAAAGCGTCTCACTGTCCTCATACATAAACATGTAAGAGTTTTTTATAGCTTCAAAAGCTTCTTCAAATTTCTGTTTCACATTCATCATGCCACAAATCTCCTTTGTATACTTTATAGTCTATCCTACTTTGTGCCTCTTGTAAGGCATCAATAAGTTCTGTCAAGGTTGAGCCATATCTTATGATAGGCATGAAAGCATTTGGCTCACCTATACCTACCTCTTGAAACTTAGTTGCTAGTGGGTCAGGGTCTCTGTGTTGTGCAATTGATACCTTAACCCCATTGTGAGTTACATAAATGTTATTAAAATCTATCTCAATTAAATTATCCATGTTCAAATCCATATGTTATACATTCTACGTGAAACCTAGACACTACGTCACCAGTATCTAAGGCACGATTGGCACGATTGCCAGCGACATATTCACACCAGCTATTCCACCAGTATTCTGCCGTATTTGTTTGTTCCATTGGATCTGTAACCATCTTGTGACAGAGGGTCACATATCCTGCTATCTTTCTACGGATAGTACCTTCGGATGCCTTTAAGTTTATCTTCACTACACTGTCAGATATATCCAACCTCTTGAGGTTATGACTGTCCAGACAGGCTGTATTAAAGCCAAGGCATTGAGCAAAGAAACCAGCCTTGACCATGCCCATGTTGGGAACATTGACAAACAGTCGTATGATTTCTGAACAACCCATAGGTGTATCATATCCAAACTTGTCCACTATGTCGTACACTTTGCCATACAAGTAATCGGCATTGTCTACTAGGTACTTGTACCCATCAGACTTTTTGCCCCACAAACAGTCGGCATCGTAGCCATCGTTCTGCACCTTGACCATGCTACCTCGTACAGTAGACAGGCCAGCTTGTATCGTAAGCAGTACGAACAGGCCAGTGTTTACCAAGGCATCTGGACCACGCCATCTGACAAAGGCTTTGATTTCACTTACATCACGTTGATACATTTTTTGTTCCCTCTTGTAGCCATTTTATAACTCCGTTATAGTTAGGTCCAATGTTGGACTAAGCAAATGCCTCGTCCCATTCGGCAGGTGTAATACCTGTCTTTAAGAACTCACGTTCATCTGCAGTCAGGTTAGGCATCACCTCTTGTATTGATGCACCTTCCATCCACAATGTAATCTGCTTTTCAGATACATCAATTTCCATTTCATGTGACTTACCACTCAACATTGATTTTTTACCAACTAACATTCTGTATGTTTCCTTGTTTGTTACTGTCTATACATGTTATATAAACACTTTCACTAAAGTATCAAGTGTTTATATAACTGTAAGACAAGTAGTTTAATTTACGTCACGCCATCCTGTGTCTTGACGCCATTCAATTAAGTTACCGACTTGATCATAAACTTCGTTTACTTTAGGTCCAACGTTGGACTTGGCTTGTTGCTGTTTAGCAAGGTCAAGTCGAGCTTTCAGCTCAATACGTCTGTCTGCTTTCGGCGTAGCATAGACTTGTCGTAGTCTAGCAGAGCTAGAATTATGTAAATAATATTTCATATT